CAGCTTCACCAAGAGCTTTTTTTACATCCTTTATCTCTTCTCTAACAACTTTTACCCTGTCTGAAACCTCCTCTACAACTTCTACAACTTTTTCATCAACTGTTGTTTTACTGAATACCCATTTTACAAAACCTTTGATTTTTTTCCATACCCATTTAAATGCAGCCCCAATGCTTATTAGAATTACAATTAAGATAAATTTTAACTTTTTCATGATTATTTTATTTTATTATACATACATTACCCATCACAACTTATGCAATCTACTGTGCGAGATCCTAAATCTCCTTTTATTACTGAATCTGTTCTTAAATAATATAATGTTTTTATTCCTAATTTCCAAGCTTCTAAGTGAACTTGATTAATCCATCTAGGAGAATCAGTAGGGGTAAAACATAAATTTAAGGATTGTGTTTGATCTATATATTTTTGTCTTATAGCTGCTTGTTGAATTAAACCTAATTGATTTATTTCAGCAAAAGTTAAGAATATTTCTTTTTCTTCTTCATTAATAATGTCATTAGGTAAATTTTGAACTGAACCATCATCGGCTAGTATTTGGTCCCATATTTTTTCTTTATTATTGCCCTTATTTTCTAATAAAGCCTCTAATTCAGGATTTTTTACTATAAATGTTCCTTTAGCTCCATTAAAAGTATATAAATTAGCAGGATATGGTTCTATTCCAGCAGAACATCCACCAATTCTAGAATTTGATACTGTAGGAGCAATAGCCATTAAATGGGTATTTCTCATTCCTGTTCCTCTACACCATAAAGGTTCACCATACTCTTCTGCTAATTTTCTAGAAGCAGCTTCTGCTTTTATTTTTATTTGAGAAAAAATAGTATGAGTCCAAGCTGTTGAAGCTATAGAATTAAATGGTAATCCTTTTTGTTGTAAAAAAGTATGCCAACCCATTATTCCTAAACCTAATGCTCTTCCTTTTTTAGCATGTTTATGAGTACGTTTCATTGCTTCTTTACCATTTGTTTTATCTATAAATTCTTGCATAACACCATCAAGAAAGTAAGTAGCAATTTCTACTACATCAGTATCTTTCCATTCATCATATTTAGCTAAATTTAAAGATGATAAACAACAAATAAAACTATGTTCTTCATCTGTATGTAATGTTATTTCTGAACAAATATTAGTCATTGAAACATTTAAATTGTTCATTAAATAAGCCATTGGATTATCTTTATTAACATTATCTTCAAACATTATGTAAGGTTCACCTGTTTCAACTCTAGATTTAAGAATTTCCATCCATAATTCCATTGATTCTTGATCCCTATCATTTAATTTTCTCATAAAAGAATCATCAACTATAACACATTGATGAAGATTTAAACATTGTCTGTTTGGATCACCTTTTGGTCTTCTAATTTGAAGATATTCTTTAATATCTGGATGATTAATATTTAAATTAACTGAAGCTGCTCCTCTTCTTACTGAACCTTGGTTTGTAGCTATAATTGTTGAATCATAAATTTTACACCAGGGAACTACACCTTCACTTTTACCATTTCCTTTAATTTGAGCCCCTCTTTCTCTAATTCTAGAAAGTGAAATACCAACACCACCACCATAAGAAGTTAAACGCATTAATTCAGCATTTGTTAAACCTATTCCTCTTATTGAATCAGGAGTATCAATTCCAAAACATGAAATTGGTAAACCTCTATCTGTACCTGTATTTGATAAAACAGGTGAAGCTAATCCAATCCAACCATTCCAAATATATTTAAAAAATTTACTTGCTAAGTCAGGTCTTTCTAATCTTTCTGAAATTGAATTTGCTACTCTTCTATAGGCTTTTTTTGGTGTTTCTCCAGGTAAAAGATATCCTTTTGAAATTGTAGCTAAAGCTACTTCATCCATAAATTCAGGATAATCTTTTCCTTTTTCCCATTGTGTGTAATCTTGTACTAAATTATTATCCATTTTTAAAACATTGAAGCTGTATCCCATTCTATATGTCCCTTACTATAATTTGTTACTCTATTTGCAAAGAAATCAGTGTGTTGTTTTCCAGCACTTAATGAGTCAAACCATTTCATATTTTTAACAGAAGTCATATCAACATCCATTATAATTGGGTTATAACCTAAGTCAGCTAATTTTGTATTTACTCTATTTTTTATAAAATTTTGAAGATCATATTTTGAACAACCTTCTAGATCACCAAGTTCATAAACTTTTTCTATAAAATCAAGTTCAAGTTTAAGAGAAAGTAAAGCTGCTTCATTTATTGATGCTTCTAATTCTGGAGTTTTTAAATGTGGGTTTTCCTCTAGTAATGTTTTAAATAACCAACACCCAGCTTCTGAATGCATTGATTCATCTCTAATACTCCATTCTACTATTTGGCCTACTCCTTTAAGTTTATTTCTCATTTTAAATGAGAGTAAAACAGCAAATGAAGAAAATAAATTTACACCTTCTGTAAATGCAGAAAATATAGCTAATGATTTAGCTCTTTCATGCCAATCAACTTCTCCATTAAATGAATCTCTAACATTCATTAATGTTTCTATTTTAGCCATTGTTGTTTCATCTTCTAAAAATTCACTAAAATCATCTAAACCTAATTCCTCATTTAATAAAGAATAGGCTTCTGCATGAATTGTTTCCATAGCCCCAAATGTAGTTGCCATCGCTATAACTTCTGGTTTTCTAAACCATTTTGTAACTAACCCTGTCCAATAATCATTTACTACAGTTTCTGTTTGTGCGAATCCTTTTAAAATAGATCCTATTATATTTTTTTCAGTTTCATTTAAATTTTGTTTCCAATCATTAATATCAGACATCATAGGAACTTCTGTATGAAGCCAATGTGCTTGTTGTTGTTTCATCCAATAATCAAAAGCTTTAGGATATTCAAATGGTTTGTAAACGATTCTTTCCTCAAGGAGATTTTTTTTCTTGCTCATGTTTTATTTAGTTAAAAGGTTTATGAATTAAGTTGAAAAAACTTATTTTTTAACGCTTTTTTATCAAATTCGTCAAAATCATCATAACTATTGACTCTAGCATTGGGAGTTTCTAATTCTTCGTCTTCAGGATTATAATCATGTACTTCAAAATGACCTGTTGATGTATCTGCTTTTACACCAAATGTTAAACCATCTATTCCGTATCGATTTTTCATAATATGAAATCTTCCAGTACCGTTTACTTTGTCTTTTCTTTTTCTTGAAAGAGAGATACACACATCAGTAATCATAATTTTATCATATGATCCTGCTGCTTTATCTCCCTCTACAATGTCGTCTTTTGCACCTGCTCTGTTAACTTGAGAAACAGACCAAATTGGTATATTTAATTCTCGAGCTAGGCCTTTAGTGCTTGTATAAATATCATCAATTTCTCCCTTACGATCAACCGTCCTCTTTTTTGTTGAAAGAAGGTCAACATAATCTATTATTATCATATCTGGAGTAACTCCTAATGAAGTTACTTTTTGAATATGAGCTTCAATAGTAGATATTGTTGCTCTTCCTGTTGGAAATTCTTTAATAATTAATTGACCAGGTAATTCTGGAATTATTTCTTCAATTTTTTCTTTATTTTGAGTAATTGTATCTACTGGTATTTTACTAAAGAAAGCATCATACCTTCTACCTACATATGCTTCTCCTAATTCTAAAGTATAATGCAAAACATTATATCCTAATCTAACAGCATAACCTCCTAAAGCAACTAATGACCAAGATTTACCACCTCCAGGATTACCAAATATTAAACCAAAGTCACCTCCACCTAAACCACCTTGGAGTAAATCATTAATTCTTTCCCAAGGAGTTTCAATTGTAACTCTCATATCTTCTCTATAACGAGACTCAACATCTTTGTTATACTCATGGCCTATATTTTTGTCTTGTCCCGCCTTTAATGCGTTATCAATCAATGACCTTATAGAATCATAGTCTCCGGCATTTAATAAATCTACGCTACCTAACAACGCCTTTTTTAATTGTTGATTTTTACAAAAATATGAAAATTCTTCCTGAACATATTCTAAATCATCATCAGAAGCTTCATAAGCTAATTTTAATTGTTCTCTAATTGAAATTCTTAATACTTCATTAGTACATTTTTTTAATTCAACTTTTAATACTTCCATTGAGGGTGTAGTATGATACTTATCATAATACTTAAGAATTTCATTTATAACCCACTTATGAGCTTGATTATCAAAATATTCATCACTTAAAATATCATGTATATTTACAAGAAATTCTTTATGTGTTAATAAAGAAGATAGGACCTTAATTTGAAAATGAGGTCCGTATTGATTTAAATTTACTAATGTCATATAACTTATTTTTTAAAACTTAATTTTTCAAAAACATCTTTTACCCAAAAATCTACATTTCTTATCATGCCCCCTAATTTATCTTGGTTATACATGGAAACGAATTGATCAGGAATATAATTTAATTCTTTAGATTTAACAACCTCATTTAAGTAATTTTTATCATTTTTATCAAGCATTGGATTGCTTAAATCCATTACTTTATAATTTTTTTCTAAATCATCTATTCCTTGAATTACTCGAGCATACACAACATGATCTTTCATTTTCTTTTCACATATATCATAAATGTCATCTAATGTGAGATTACGTTCTGTTAATTCTGGGAATTTTTTTAATAGACCTTTTGCTCCTAATCCTTTAACTCCTTTAACTTTATCTGAACTATCACCTAATAATGTTTTATGGATTATAAAGTTTTGAGGAGTAATTTTATACTTATCTATAACTGTTTGTTCTGTATAAAATTCTTTTTCCATTGGTCTATATACAATACAATTTTTACTAACTAATTGTAGGAAATCTTTATCACTAGAAACAATAAATGCTTTATCATTTTCATTTTGTGGTAAAATTCTACTTAAATGAGCAATTATATCATCAGCTTCTACTTTATCTATACTACAAGTTTTAACTGGTAGGGTTTTTAGATATTGTATAATTCTAACCATTTGGTCAACTTTAGCATCATGC